TCACACAAAAAGGTTATATCACCACAACAAGTGCATACACAGCAGTAAACGGTGACCAAGTCATTGTAGATACAAGTGCGGCTGCTGTAACAATCACATTGCCTGCAAGTCCAGCTGTTGGTAACGAGGTGCATTTCTTAGATGGTAAACTTAATTTTAATTCTAACAATTTAACTATTGGCAGAAACAGTCAACCCATACAAGGTGTCGCTAGTGATCTAGTTGTAAATACAAACGGGCAAAGCTTTACACTTGTATATGCAAATTCAACAAAAGGTTGGGTAAAGAAACATTTTGCTGGAACGTAAGAGGTTTACATGGCTCTTATTGAACTACAAATACAACCAGGTATAGATAAACAGAATACAACCAAGGGTGCAGAAAACCGTTGGATTGACAGTGACAACGTGCGTTTTAGATATGGACTGCCAGAAAAAGTTGGTGGTTGGTCATCTCTTGTAAACGAAAGTATAGTTGGTGTGGTTAGATCACAACATCCATTTTTAGATATTTCAGGAAACAGATATGTAGCACTGGGCACAGATAAGTTTTTACTATTATACTTTGAGGGACAGCTGTTTGACATATCTCCATTAGACACCAGTCTTAGACAAACAAGTTGTACTCTTGCGACAACAAACGAATCAACAGCAGTGACAATCACCACAGGATCAGATCATTCATTAGAGGTTGGCGATATAATTTTACTTGACTCTGTAACCTTGCCTAGCGGAACGGGGCTTAGTGCATCAAACTTTGAAGATGCAAAGTTTATGGTCAACACAGTTCCTAGCCCTAAAACGTTTACAATTACATCAAGCGCTGCTGCAAGTGCAAGTATATCAACAGGTGGATCAACAACACTAGAAGTATACACAAAAGTTGGACCACAAAAACAAACATACGGATACGGTTGGGGCGTGGGTCCATGGGGTGGTAATGTGATAGGAGCTACAACATCCACCATAAACGAAGGTGGCACGTTTAGTGACAGTGATACAACTTTGACTCTTACAAGTGCGGCTGCTTTTCCAAGCTCTGGCACAATACAAATAGGTAGTGAGTTAATAACATACTCTGGTAAATCTAGTAATGATTTAACAGGACTATCAAGAGGTGCAAGCGGCACCACTGCTGCGTCTCACTCTAATGGTGCAACAGTTACAAACGCATCAGATTTTAGTGGGTGGGGCATAGCCATACCTGCAGATCAAGCAACGCTAGAACCAGGGCTTTGGTCACTGGATAATTTTGGTGAGGTGTTGGTTGCAACTATTGCTAACGGTGAGACATTTACATGGAATGCTGGAGTAACCACGCCAACTTCAAACAGAGCATCAAAGTCCACCACTAACTTCTTAACTAGTAACAATCCTACAGCATCAAGACTTACGCTCATATCTCCAACAACCAGACACCTGATACACTTTGGTACAGAAACAACCATAGGAACAGCAAGCACACAAGACGACATGTTTATACGTTTTTCTGTGCAAGAAGATATAAATACATTTACACCTACATCAACAAACACTGCGGGCACACTAAGATTACAAGACGGCACAAAGATAGTTGGAGCACTAAAAGCAAAAGAAAGTATTTTAGTATTTACAGATAACGCTTTGTACACAATGAAATACATTGGTTCTCCTTTCTATTTTGGTGTTGAACAAGTAGGCACAAACTGTGGTTTGGTGGGTCGTAACGCTGTCGTTGAAGTTGATGGTATTGCATATTGGATGAGTTCAAAGGGTTTTTTGTATTATGATGGTACGGTAAAAACATTACCTTGTGCAGTTGAAGATGAAGTGTTTGATAATTTTGACACAACAAAAGGTCAACAAGTTGCAGCAGGACTTAACAATTTGTTTTCTGAAATAAGTTGGTGGTATCCTGCTAACAGTGATTTTAATAATAAAGCTGTTTCGTATAATTATGCAGAGTCTGCACCAATTCCTGGTGGTGTGTGGGCGCTATCAACAGAGGCAAGAACTTCTTGGATGGATGCAAAGGTATACGAAAAACCATACGCCACAAAGTTTGACACAACCGGCACAGGTAGTTTTCCCACAATATTAGGAGAGAGTGGTTTGGGGCAAACTAAATACTTTCAACATGAAATAGGAACAGACCAAGTTAATGAAGATGGCACTGTTACAACAATAGCGTCTAATATAAAATCGTACGACTATGATTTACAAGATCAAGGTGGAGGTGGTAATAAGTTTGTATCTGTAAGTCGTTTCATACCTGATTTTAAAAACTTAGACGGTAATGCAAATGTAACTCTATCTGTAAAAAGATTTCCGTCACAAACAGAAACATCATCAACCAATAGCCCTTTTACAATTACCTCATCCACAACTAAAAAAGATACAAGAGCAAGAGGTAGATATGTAAGTGTAAAAATAGAAAACACAGCCATTAACGAGTCTTGGAGATATGGCACTTTGATGTTAGATGTAAAACCAGATGGAGGTCGATAATGTCAAGAATAGTTGTTAGATTACCAGAACCCAAAGATGATTATGAAGTCAGCACACAAAGACAAATTAATAGAGCTGTGACTGGTGTTGTAGAACAATTAAATACAAGCTATCAACAAGTTTTAAAAGATGAACAAGAGCAGGAGGCTTTCTTTTTTTCATAATGTCCAATAATTTTAGAAATTCAAAAGTAGATCTTACAACAACTGACAACACAGTTTTATACACTGTGCCAGCTGAAAGCACAGCTATTGTAAAGTCTATACTTGTATCCAATGATGATGCTAGTAATGCATGTGAAATAACTGTAACATTGTTAAACACTGGTAATACCGTATTTAGTTTGTTTAAACAGAAAGACATATCTGCTAAAACAACTGTAGAACTATTGACCAACCCTTTGGTCATGAATGAAGATGAAGAGTTAAAAGTACAAGCTGAGAATGCAAACGACTTGCACGTTATCTGCTCGTATTTAGAAATAAAAAGAGAGTTTCAGTAAGGAGGAACTATGGCATTTGAAGAACCAGGATCGGTAGCATACCTATACGAGGGCGATAAAAAGATAGCTCAAATAAAGGTTGATACTACTGTGGTATTAAAAAACTTAAAAACAGGCAAAGAATATGACTCTGACGCCGAGGGCGACGCTGATGTAGACGACCCAAATACTGACACGAAGAGGGAAGATATATCAAGAAGTGTCTACATAAAGGTGGCTAAAATGCCTGCTGTGGGCGCAGAATCGTAGTTGCAATTTATGCGAAAAGACAGTAAATTCAGTAAAAGCCTTATATCAAGCATAGGCCACTTGCATCATTACAATACAGGAATATAAGGAATGCCACTTCACGATAAGATAATACCTAGAGAAATAAGTGATTTTACCAGAGAGGTTGAGGATTTTGTACGTCCAGTCACAGATCCAGTAAGATCGTTTATAGCAAAAGCTGTCCCTAGAGAGATTAAACCAGTTTTACCTTTTATAGCTTCATCTATGGTGCCTCTACCTTTTATGAATTTTCCTGGTGGTCAGTTTCTTGGTGGCTTTGGTCTTGATGCACTTACACAAAAATTAATGACAGACCCAGAGGATGAGGACACAGATATAGACTACTTAAGCGCGCTCATGTCAGGTGTGGCTAGATCCACAGCTTCAGCTGCAAGAAAAGACACCACAAAACAAAGATTTGCTGATCCAGCAGACGCTGGTTTAACTTATGGAGAAACAACTTATTCAGGTCAAAGACCAGGTGATGTTTTTACAGCAGCAGATCCAACAACTTTTGTTGCAGATCCAAACGCCGCTGCACAGTTTACCAAACCAACACCAGAAGGCATTGGTCAAAAAGTTTTTGGCCAACCAGCAACTGGACCATCATTACAACAACAAGGTCTTGAAGGTTTTACTTCAGGTACGATGGTGCCGGGTAGTGGACCAGCTGGGTCGTTAACGTTTGGTGACAGAGCAGCTAATGTAGGTAGGTCTACATTACAAACAGTGCAACCTTTCGTTGATCCACAAGCTGCTTTTGCAGATGTAGACAGTCTTGGTAGTGCACTTGCAGCAACAGGACAAGTTGCAACAGGAGCAGCAGTAACAAAAGTACCTTCCGGTATAAAAGCTGCAAAAGAAGCTGAAGAAGCATATCAAGATTATTTAAATCAATTAGACGCAGACGCGCGTGCGTCAGGTGAGGCTTTTGAAGAAGAGAGAAAACAAGCATACCTTGGAACATTTAGAAGAAGAGGCATTGATGTAGACACAACTCTTAGAGTGATGCAAGAAAATGGCATAAACGTAACAAGAGAAGAGATTGAAGAAAGTAGAGCGACAGCTGCAAGAGGTGGTCGTATTGGATTTGCAGAGGGCACACAAGTAGAACACATGACTATTGGTGACTTTGTAAAAGCTGAAGAGGCAAGAACAAAGTTTCTTGATCAGATACAAAGAAAGATGCAAGCGCAAGAGTTTAACATGAGACAGAATCAACCATCAGGTATAGGTAGAGCTTTAAACATGATGAACCCTTTTGATAAAGACCCGATGAGAGAACAACCAATTATGGACATGAAAACAAGATATATGGATATGATGTTTGATATGAGAAAGAAAAGTATGGAAGACGCTACAAAGCTTAGAGAAGAAATGCTTAGAGAAGAAATGCGTAAGAAAAACAGAAAAGATGATTTTAATAATATTGTAGATATGCTTGATGATA